GATTATTTAGATAGTAGAACTATGTATTTTAATCCTGAAGATAAAGAAAATTATTACGGTTATGATATTGTAGAAATATAAATTTAATTTTTTCTTAATATTTAAAATAACTAGCCCTGGCGCGTTTCATATCCGCCCAGGGCTAACCTCTTGTTTGGCCTCCCGAACAATTGATGTTATATTTAAGTATAATAAGAAAATAAAGATATGACAAAGACAGAAAAAATTAAACACTTAACAAAATCAGTAATCGCTTTTATGGGAGCATTAGGTTACGAAATAATTGGTGATGAATCAGGATCATTAACATTTAGTAATGGTAAAGGTACATCTGATGATTATATTGATTATCATAGAACATATCAAGATGTTACTATATTACAATGGACAAATGATGAGGCAAAATTAAATGCTAATAAATTAGAACAATTCATAAAATTAATTAAACAATAAGTTTGGCTCTCCGGAGCCACTTTATTATATTTAGATATAAAGAAAAATAAGATATGGTAACGGATAAAGAAATAATGTTAAATGTTATTAAAAATTTATTAGTCGCAGTATTAGAATCTGATGCGATAGTAGATAATAATAATTCAGATGCATTTAAATTTGGTTACTTGAAAGGTACTATTAATACAGTAATTGAATTTATAAATGATCATAATAAATAATAATATAGTCAGGTGGCGAAATGGTAAACGCACTGTAAACGAGTTCGGCCGTATGGTTACTACAGGTTCGAATCCTGTCCTGACTACTAAAATAAAACAAATCTATGGATGATAAATTAACAGAATGGGAAAAAGAGTATATTGATAAACATCTTACTGAAAGAGTAGAAACAGATTGTTATTGGGATAATCCAGATTTAGCAACTGAAGATGTTCAATGGTTGTTAGAAGTAATTAAAAAACTAAGAAGTTAAAACATAGTCAGGTGGCGGAATATGGTTATGGCCCGCTCAATAATGAGAAAGTACAGGTTCGAATCCTGTCCTGACTACCCCAAACAGCAACATGCGCAGTGCTCAATGTTTGAACGTTTCAATGGGTCTATATAGAAACGTTATTTAAGTGGGATCCCGGTTTTCATATCTCCCGGATCCCCTTTTTTATGATTGACTTGCTAGTCAAGCAATTCATGTCCCTTTACATCCCCTACTGTGTGTGTACGGTGTACTATATATGTACGGAGGTAGTGCGGTGGAAATGCGTGCGTTGTTATCCATCGATGCGTGGTATGTGTTTTAGAAAAATTTGATGTAAGAAGAGCAAGTAAATAACCTTTCACATCGATCTTGTATATATTTATATATGAACAGTCCACCACCCACCAACCCACCTATCCCAACCAAATCCCGCATATTAACACCACTATATTCCGCCTATATCCCGTCTATAAACCACAGTAATATATACCTAACATAATGCGCAAGTCCATATAGCCCATTTGATATAACCGGTTAAAGGTGGGAAAAAACCGAGAGTTATACCTTTTTGCGTCGATGCAAGTATATATTTATATACTAGTTTGGCTCTCCAAGATATCCTTATTATATTCAGATAAATAAAAGATATATAAAATGATACAAAATTTAATTATAGCAATATTAATTACAGTATTGATTATGTGGTTAATAAGATTGGCGTGGAAGTATAGGATGCCAAAGTGTTCAAAAGGTGGAAGATGTAATGATTATACAAAAAGAACATCCAAATGGCAATATAATGAAATGTGGGGAGGAATGGTAGGCGGTAATGAATCATTTTATTGCTGTAAATGTGGTAGGAATATTACACATTATAATGAAATTTAATAAAAAATAAATTATAAAAAAGGAGTAAATTAAGATGGATCAATTCCAAAAAATAGTGATGAGGTTACCTGAAAGAGATGCTACTAAAACAATACAAAGATTAATAAAGGATTACAATATTAATATTGCTGGTAAAATTCCTTTGTATTGCGATGAGCATAATAAATTTATTGGTTATTTATATATAACTAACAACTATTTAGGTCAAGAAGGTACTTGTATTATATGTACTGAATTTTTTGTTGAACATTTCGGAAAAGTATACCATCAATGGAATGAAAAAATATTTTTAGATTCATTAGGCGGGCGTGCTAAATTTAAAGTAAATGATTTTGAAACAAAAAGAACATTTATTGAATGGTTAAAAAAAATAAGTTATATCAATTAGCAAACGAATTCATCAATTAATGGCGAGTTCGTATATATGTATATTAGTAGATAGGTATACACAAAAACTAACACGCGAGAGCTATGGGAAGTTATAAAACCAATAAACAAGTATTAAAAAAATTAACTGTTGAAGAAGCAAAAGCCTTTATTCCGGTTACTATGGAAAATTCTGATGAGTTAGAAAATGCTTATTTTTATACTATGGTACCTATGGGTAATGGTTGGGATGAGATAAATTATTATACTAATCGACCTGTTCAACATTGGAGAACAGGACCTTATAATGGTTGGATTTATATTTTGTCTAATAGAACAATGCCTGGTCTATTTAAAATAGGACATACTAAAAATAATCCTGAGGATCGTGCTAAAGAAATTTCACGTGCAACTGGTGTTCCTATTCCGTTTGAGATTGAATGGGCATTTAATTGTTATGATTCTGATATGTTAGAGAAAGAAATTCATAGAGCTTTAGACTCGTTTAGATATACATCAAATAAAGAATTTTTTGAAATATCTTTAAATGAAGCAAAAGAAACTATAAGAAAGCTTGGCTCTGCGTATAGGAGTTAGTATATTTATAATACGATTAATTAAACAAATAAAAAACCAATAGAAAAAAAGATGAAAAATCTAATTGCAATCGTAGCTTTAGCTACAATCGTTTTGACTTCATGTCAATCAAATTCAAGCACTTCAGTTTCAACTACAGATTCAACTTCTGTTGATTCATCAGTAGTAGATTCAGTAGCTATTGATTCAGTATCTGTTGATACTGTAACTAAGTAATTAGTTACGCTTCCTTAGCTCAGCTGGTAGAGCAACTGACTTGTAATCAGTAGGTCGCAAGTTCGATTCTTGCAGGAAGCTCCCGGATTCATATAGATCGAGTACAAACCAATTGCTCCTCAGGTAGAAATATATGGATAAACAACCCGTCACGGTATGTCTAAGGACAGGAGTGAACTAAGGAGAAATAGTCAGGTGGCGGAATAGTAAACGCTGTATTTTAACATTTGCGGGCGGAGTAAGTCTTACTCTTAGCTTGCACCAGAGGACAACCATTAAGATAACCATTGTTAAAAGAGTAGACAGTATAGAGATATTATTACAGGTTCGAATCCTGTCCTGACTGCGATAAATAAAAATAAGACATTATTAAAACGCATTAACAATGGTATTAGAATCTGATGTAATAGTTGAAGATAAGTATTCAGATGCATTTAAATTTGGTTACTTGAAAGGTACCATTAATACAGTAATTGAGTCAGATGCCTTCTGCAAGTGTTTATTGGAAGAGGATATTCAGTTATATGATTACCAATCACACCCAACAATTAAAGCACCTTTATCGAATTGATCATATTTATTAATAAAAGTATAACTATGAAAAAATCACAATTACAACAAATTATTAAGGAAGAGTTACTTAGAGAAATGAATGGCGACGTTACCATAGATTATGATGTATGGGCATTTATTATTACCGATGGTGAAGGTAATATATTGACCAAAAGTGGAAAGTTTGAAAAAAAGCCTTTGGCTAGTAAAATGGCTATATTTGATGATATAATGTCAGCTGGTAGAAAGGTAAAAGAGCTTAAGAATAAAGGTATAACAGCCTTTGGGTATGAGTTAAGTAATAGTTGGGATAAGTAATTATCAATCACATCCAACCATTAAAGCACCTTTATCGAATTGATCGAGTTTATAACAATAATTGAGTTTATAACAACAATTGAATTTATAAACGAACAACAGTAAATAATATAGTCAGGTGGCGGAATGGTTTACGCCCCGGTCCAACTCCGAAAAAGAGTAGTAGTTCTATAATGGAGGAAAACTGGGTCAGCTTGTAGAGCTACACATACATGGTTACAGGTTCGAATCCTGTCCTGACTACATATCGCGGGATAGAGCAGTGGTAGCTCGCTAGGCTCATAACCTAGAGGTCATAGGTTCGAGTCCTATTCCCGCTACATTAGCCCTAAGTACACGGGATCGAAATACAGCCGTGGCATACCGTAAGATCTGCTCGCTTAATAGCTCCTAATCGTTAGTAGGCACAGTTGACAACTCTGGGGGTGATACAAAAGTTGTAATTGGAGATTTGGCAGAGCGGTCGAACGCGGCAGTCTTGAAAACTGTTGAAGGTAATACTTCCCAAGGTTCGAATCCTTGAGTCTCCGCACCTTAATACCGATTCGGGTTTGACAGTTAAGAGAGACCCTGCTCCTTTAGTGGAAAAAATGTCATTAAATAACTCTCCGCGTTAGGTGGATGCGGTGACCTAACATTATTACCCTTTCGTCTAATGGCAGGACAATTGGTTTTGGTCCAATTAATCGAGGTTCGAGTCCTTGAGGGGTAACATTAGCTCGGTTCGTCTAGGGGTTAGGACAGGAGATTTTCATTCTTCAAACAGGGGTTCGATTCCCCTACCGAGTACAATATTTATCATAAACAGGTTGTCATTAATTAGTTGTATTAACCCTTAAAACATCTAACGACAACAATGAAAAAAATCCTTTTTTTCCTATTTTTCCTTGCCTCTGTAATCTCAGTAAGTGCTAAAACATTACCTGCTCCAGGAAATGGTATTTATGTATTAGTTGATACTAACTACACTGTAAGTAATTCTTTAAGTCCTACAACTACTGCTAGTTTATACTATACTAATACTACTAATACTTTAGTTACAGGTGTACAATTTAGAGTATTTTATGATAAGGTAGCATTTAATGGTGCTGCTCCTACAGTTGCTTTAAAATACCTTAACACTGATCAAAATCTTCAATACAACGTTAATACAACTGATGGTCATATTACTATAACCTTGGTTTATACAGGTTCTAACGCAAATTTTAATTATGTTAATAGTGAATTAGTAGCTATTACATTTACTCATGCTACAGCAGCTACATTTAATAATTTAGCTAGTATTTCTCCTTTAACTGTAACTGGTGTTCAAACATTTCCTGCTTTTGCTTCTAAAAATACAGGTATAGATACAACATTAAATTTACATAGTTATGGTGGTAATTTTATAAGACCTTCATTTTTATTCACTTCTACATTTACTAATATAACAGGTACAGGTGCTAAAAATGTTACTATTAAATTATCTAAAAAACCTAAAACTGGATCTACTTGGACTACAGTTGGAACTTATACTTCTGGTTTAGACGGTATAGTGGCTGTTAATCCTATTATTGATACTACATTTTGGGATATTAAATTTGCAGTTCAAGGTGATACAATGAATGTAGGTAAAATTATTTCAGTAGCAGATGCTCAAAAAGTAAACCAATTTGTATTAGGCACAGCTACTCCTTCAGGATTTGATTTCTATACAGCTGATGTTAATAATTCAAACACTATCTCAATCTCAGATGTTTATTCTATATTTGGTAGAATCGCAGGTAGATTCTCAGTATGGCCTAATAATACACCAGATGTTAAATTTTTTACTTCAACTGAATATGGTTTAATTAATGCTTCACCTACAAGTTTAAAATCAACTATACCAGGTGTTACTAATTTTGAATATTATATAAATGGTACTTCAGTAGTAACATATTATATTGCTGGATTAGGAGATGCTAATGGTACTGGTTTTAAAATGGCTAGATTAGTTCCTATCCAAATATTAAATCCAAATAATGCTCCTAATTACATTATAGATCAAACAGTAGAATATTATGCTAGTTTAGATGAAATAGAAATTAATTTACCTAGTTTAAATGTTATTGAAGGTAATTTAATTAATATTCCAGTTAAAGTTTATACTAATCAAGATCTAGGTTCATTACAATTAGCATTAAAATATGATCAAAATTTATTAGAATTTAAAGGTTTATTTGCTGATGAAAAACCTATGACTTGGTTATCATTCTTAAACACTAATGATGGTGTAGTAGAATGGGGTGGTATAGATATGTCTAATAATAAATTTAATTTAAAAAATAATGAACAAGTAGTTACTTTGCAATTTACAGCTAAAAAACCTAAAAATGAATGGGAATTAAGTCCATTATATGTTTCTCAAAAATATGTAGGTAATGCTAATGCCTCTGATTTAAATATAAGACCTACTAATGGTGTTATTCAAATTCAAAGAGTATTAAACACAGTCGCGTTTAATCCAAATGAAACTACTATAAACGTATTCCCTAACCCAACAGGAGGAATGGTTACTATACAGTTTAATGTACCTGTAGAAGGTATTACTACAGTAGCTATAGTAGATATGAATGGTAGAGTAAGAAAAGAAATTTTAAAAGGAAAAGTACCAGCAGGTTCTTATCAATATTCAGTTAATTTAGATACTATGGGACCTGGTACTTATTTAGCTGTATTAGAAAATAATGGTAAAGTTATATCAAATAAAACAATTTTAAACTAATAAATTAAAACATGGCAAAATTAAAAGAAGTCTTAGGATTTGGAGAAACTCCATTTCAAAAAGTAGATGATAAAAATCGTTTCTACTTTATGTTACAACAAATGCAAAACAATCGTTGGAAAATAACAGGTATTGTTTTATTTTTATTTTTCTTTATTATTTTTGGAATTAACATGGCTGTTATGTTTAATATAGCTATCGCTGAATCTTGGAAAGAATTATTACTTATCCTTTTAGGTGCCTTTGTAGGTAACTTAAATAAAGTAGTAGACTACTGGTTTAATTCTGAAGATAGAGACAAAATGTTAATTCAAAAAGTAGACGAAGAAGACGGTCAAGCATTATCAAACACTATAAACTAACAATAATATGTCAGAAGAAACACAAGAAACAACTTGGTCTGGATTAAAAAAGACAATAATCGGGACCTTAGCTACTGTAGTTACAGCAGGAGGAGCTTGGGTAGGAACAACTTTATTTGGAGGTGGTGAAGAAACTACTCCTGCACCTGTTCAACAAGCGGCTCCAGTTATTAATATTACTCAACAACAATCAGCTCCAACACCTGCACCAACAACTGTTATACGTGAAAAAACAGTTGAAAAAGTAGTACCTGTTGAAACTAAAAAAGAAGAAAAAAAAGAAAAAGAAGAAGAACCTTGGTAATGAAAAATTTTTGGAATAAATATAAACATTTCATTATCGCGGTATTAGGATTAATGCTACTCACTACATTTGCTATAAATGCAAATGCGCAAGTGGGTAGTGTTAAAACTGAAAAATATCAGGCTGATTTTGAAAAGAAACAATCTATTGAATTAGTAGCTGATTATAGTGGACCTGTTATTCCTATTCAAATCTTAAAAATTGGAATTAACGAAGAATTATATGAGTCTTATCCTGAGTTAAAAGATAAGAGAGTAGGTTTAGGTGTTACTAATATTGTACTTGAATATTTAGAATATACTAATCGTTTTGAATTTACTGAAGATAAAGCTGAAATAAAAGAAAAAATGATTACTCAGTTTAAAGCTTCTAATAAAGGATTTACTGAAAATAAAATAGATGGTAAAGGAAAAATCAAATTAGCTCGTTACTTTGTTTATATTGAAGTATATGATTTTTCAGTTTCTGAAAATGAAATATTTGATATTCAAAAAGGTAAAAGTTATTCTAGAATAGACCAAACTACTACATTAGGTTTACAAGTTAGATTTGTAGATGCTGAGTCTGGAGAAGTAATTGTAGGATCTGGTTTAGGAGAAGCAGTTACTATTAAAGAATCTACTATGTTAGGTGATATTGATGAGGTTAAATTTAATCAATCAACAATTGGTATTACTACTAAAAAATCACTTGAAACAGCTTCATCTCGTATTGTAAGTAAACTTATTAAAAAAGGTGTATTTCCACAATGAAAAAATTTATAGTACTATTAGTTTTATTACTGCCCTTAGCTGTATTAGGCCAAAGTACTGTAAACTATTCATATAATGATCCTTGTACTGGAAAGACTAAAAATCTTACTTTTCAAGATAATCAATCAATTACTGTTAATTATTTAGGTAATGTTCAATCTTTTAATTATAACCAAATTAATAATGGTGATCTTGAGACTTGGATTAATGGAGTAGCTAAACAAAATACTTCTAGTCCTTGTGAAGCCGCTACAACAGCTATTGTTACTTCAACTAATTTAACTATAACTAATAATATTATAGCCACATTAACTAATATTACTTCAGTAGCAACATCTGTAGGATCAAGTTTAGCATCATCTATTCCTATACCTTCATCTTCATCAGTATCTTCTTCTACATCTTCATCTAATGTATCTTCAGGTAAAAAATTAGATGGAGAAAAAACAAATGAATCTACAATAGAAGAACCTACATCTACTTCAACAACTGAGGATGGTGGATCAGATAATACAGGAGGTTCAGTTAGTAATGCTATTGAAGGTACATCAAGTGAAGGAGGAAGTTCAAATGGAGATGGTGGAAAAGGTAAAGCTAAAGAATCAAAAACAAACACTGGTAGTTTAATAGGGACTGGAGATGTTGTTGTTACTAATAATAGAAATGATAATACAAATAACTTAAGAATGACAGCTAGTATGACTAAGTCAAACTATAAAAATACATTTGCTAAAGGTTTTTTACTTAATTTTACAACTCAACTTAATAACTCTAACCTTACATTTTATACCGCATCTACTAAGAAAAAATCTACTTTAATATTTGCTAACTCAAGTTTAGTTAATAGAGATTATGATATATTTAATACTACTACAATTATAGAATCTTATCGATTTGGTAGATTTTCAGCTATGGGAGGTGTTAATTTTACTTTAGGAAAAATAGGTACTAAAGGATTTCAAAATTTATCATCTGTTGCAGGTGGGTTCTATTTATTCCCGGTAAATAAGAATATAACAGGTAATTTATTAATATTAAGTGTTTATTCACCATTCACTCAATTTTATGATGGTAGATGGTGGAATAGTGGTTTTTTATTAGTACCCTTTAGTTCTTGGGATTTTAAAGTAACCAAAACATTTAAATTTAATGTTAGTTTCTCAGGAGTATATGAATTAAATAAAAGTGTATTAAATTACCAGATATTAACTGGTGGAAAAATAATGTTATGAAATATTTGTTAATACTATTACTATTACCTTTAAATATGTTAGCTCAAACGTTTACATATTCAGGTTACATTTATAATACAAACGGCAGTGGAGCATCTAATATTCCTGTAAAATTATATAAACGAACTACACCAACTTTAACTGGTTTTACTTCACAAAATAATTACAATGGACATTCATATTATCGTTCTACAGGTTCTATGACTTGGACTGAAGCAAGACAAGCTTGTTTAAATATGGGAGGTTACCTAGTTACATTAACTTCAGCCGCTGAAAATAATTTTATATTTAATTTATGGCCTTCAGGATGGATAGGATTAACAGATGAAGTTCAAGAAGGAGTATGGAGATGGGTAACAGGAGAACCTTTTACTTGGTCTAATTGGAATGGTGGTGAACCTAATAACGCAGGAAATGAAGATTATATTCAATTTGTTAGTGGTGGTAAATGGAATGATTTACCAAATATATCTTTACCTTATGTACTTGAGTTTGACTATATTGTCACTCATACACCTTGGACTTTATTTACTACAGTTTATACAGATGTAAATGGTAGATATAGTATTAGTTCTGCTACTAACCCGGCCACAGAATGGTATATTCAAATAGACGCGTCTACTCCTATTTCTAATTTAAGTAATAATGATATAACTAATACTCTTAAAATTGTTAATGGTGTTACCTCACTTAATAGTTCACATTATTATTTACATGATGTAAATGGAGATGGAAAAATTACAATATCTGATGCTTATTATATTGGAGCCAGAAAACAAGGTAGATTTGGGAATTGGATAAATTCTTTTAATGCTAGATTATTTACTCCTGCAGAATATAACATAATCAGATCTAATAATTCAAACCTAAAATTGACTTATCCTGGTGTATCCTCAATCACTATTTCTAATCCTACAAATGGTGGGAGTAGTAATTATTACATTATATCACCAGGTTATAGCGGTAATACAACATTTTAAATATGAAACACCTACTAATCTTTTTACTCTTATTACTCCCGTTTACTTTATTAGCAAACAACTGTGTTTACGTTAATCAAATAACTGTAAATAAAAAATTTAAAGAATTAAACAGCCGAAATATTAAATTTGGTATAAAACAAATATCTGAAGAATTATTATCAGAAAAATATTGTCTGGCAGACTCTTCTAATGCTGTTGATATAGAAGTATATTCTATAGGAGCCCCTAAAACCACTATTCGTATTGTAGGTGCCTCATCAATATCTCAAGTTACTCAAATTAGTTTGAAAGTAACTTATAAAGGAGTAGTGTATGAAGGTTTAGGAGAGGCGGAAACTGATGTTAGATCTATGTTTATTGAATTAGAAAATAATGAAGTACCATTTAATAATACAACTATATCAATTGCTTTAAAAAGAGCACTTCAAAACGCTATACAAAGGTTACCTTAAAATATTTATTATTAAACAACTAGATTAAAAAAATTATGCAATTATCAAAGTATTTTACACTAGCTGAATTAACTCCTTCAGCAACAGCAAAGCGTTTAGGTATCAAAAATGATCCTACACCAGAACATTTAAATAACTTAAAGTTATTAGCAGTTAACGTATTAGACAAAGTAAGAGAGCATTTTGGAAAACCAATTTGGGTATCTTCAGGTTACCGTTCTAAGGCCTTAAATGATGCTACTCCTGGTTCAAGTGCTACTTCACAACATTGTTCAGGTGAAGCCGCTGATTTAGATCAAGATGGTAGAGGTACAGGTATTACTAATAAAATGGTATTTGATTATATTAAAGATAATTTAGTATTTGACCAATTAATTTATGAGTATGGTACTGATAATAATCCAGATTGGGTACACGTTAGTTGGGAATCAAATGGTAAACAAAGAAAACAAGTATTACGTTGCACTAGAGTAAACGGAAAACCAGTATATACTCCTTACAAGTAATTTAATTTAAACTTGGATTCCTAAACAACTTTTATTACATATCATATAAATGGATATTAATAAAATATTTAACTCATTCAATGATGAGGAGTATCAAGAAAAAATTAAAGAATTAAAAGATACTCCTCAATATTGGATTGGTATGTTTAAAAAATTAATTTATAATTATAATAATGGTTATTCAATATTTATGAGTAACTTGTTATCTTCTATGGAAGATACCGATGATATTGATAAAGAAAAAGTAAAACAATCAGTTGAATATTTAACTTATAATATAGCATATAATTATATAGTAAAACTTGATATAACTGATTTAACCCACCTATATTACATTATTCTTGAGTCTGACAATACATTGTTAACTTCATTAAACTTATGTTTAAAATACTTTGAAGATAAAGAATTATATGAACACTGTGCTGTTTTAAAATCCATTGAAACAGAAGTAAAAAAATCTATTCTTAAGTTTGGCTCTCCTCAAAAATAAACTTATATTTTTAATACAGGTTAAGTATTAAATGAAAAAGATGAGAGAAGAGATAAAGGACCTAGAGAATAAAAAGGGTAGGTAATAATAAATATATATGAGAAATAGAGAAACTATAAACCGTAAGTTAGAACAGATAGAATCTAATTTAACGAAGATGGTATTTGTTCTGAAGAGACAAGGTACTAGAGAAGAATTTGAAACATTGGTTGATAATACTAAAGATTTAACTGAACAGATTAAAGCATTTATTAGTATGGAACCAATTTCACCAAACGAAATTAATAAAGTTAATTAAATATGATTACACCAGAAAAAATATTATCAAACTGGGAAGAATTTTTAGGTTATATTGATCTTTATATAATGGGTGATAGAGGAGTAAAACTAAAAGCGTTCTATGAAAAATATAATGAACGTTTTATGATGATGCCCGCTGCTCATAAGCCTCAATATCATAATTGTTTTCCTGGTGGTTACATAGACCACGTAAATAGAGTAATTAAAGCTGCTTTAAAATTACATAACGTATGGAGTGAATTTGAAATGGTTGAAACTTATACTATTGAAGAATTAGTATTTGCAGCTATGAATCATGACTTAGGTAAATTTGGTACTTTTGAACAAGAAGCTTATTTACCTCAAACGGATCAATGGAGAAAAGAAAAGTTAAACGAACCTTATATGTTTAATGATCGTTTAGAATTTATGTCTGTACCTGATAGAGGATTATATCTATTATCTGAATTAAGCATTCCAGTAACTAAAAATGAAATGTTAGCTATTAAATTACATGATGGTCTATATGACGAAGCTAACAAACCATACTTAATGTCATGGATGCCAGAAACTAAACCTCGTACTTCATTAATCTATATAGTTCATCAAGCCGACTTATTAGCGGCTAGAGTTGAATTTGAAAAAGAATGGTTACCTAAATTATTATCAGATAAACCAGTTAAAGAAGAAAAAAGTTTTTCATTAAATAAATCAGCTAAAAAAGAACCAGTAAAAACTAAAGCATTAGGTAGTGTTAAAAGTGAAGGTTTAAAAAATGTGATGTCGAATTTCTTCGATGAATAAAAAATGATATATGGTATTTTAATTGTATTGGTCGTAATCCTAGGGTTTACGACCTACAACCTTTTAATTAAAAATGAGAAAGCTGAAGATATTATTTTATCTCAGAATGAATTTATTAGTAAAATTAAAGAAACTATTAATTATACTAACCAACGATTAACCCAAATAGATTATAAAGGTTCATTTGAGGCGGATGATGAGATTGGTTTCTTTTTTAAAGAAGTTAAACAATTACAAGATAAGTTAAATGAGTTCAATAATAAACAGTAGTAATTACCCTAAAAATAAAAAATCAGGGCCTTATTTCACTCAGGAAACTGAAGATGCAATTGTAGCTTATAATAATGCTACTGATTTTGATGAGAAAGATAGAATTTATAATAGAAAAATTCATTATGCTTTCTTCAAATTAACAGAAAATATTATACATACCTTTAAATTTTATTATACAGAGGTAGATAATATTGAAGATTTACAACACGAGTTAATTACTTTTTTATTAAGTAAAATTCATTTATTTGATCAAAGTAAAGGATATAAAGCTTATTCATATTTTGGCACTATAGTTAAACGATATTTAATTATATCTAATACTAAAAACTATAAAAAACGAGTTGATAAAGCACCTATTTCAGATATAGAACAAGATGAAAATTTTTCTTATGAATTGGATGATATACCTAATA